CCTGAGCTACGTTCCTAATTTTTTTCATAGCTATTTTCTTTTTAAACTTATCAGGCGTCTCAGCTTTTTTCATGTTTTTTGTTTTACCTATTTTCGCTGAAAGTACCCTGCCAATTGCACTATCAATGTTACTTATGCCTTTATCTATATTTGATAACTTTTCTGGTACTTTATTTATCGCTCTCTTAATAGGATTTGTAAAAGGCTTTGGTGTAGGCACATCAATAGTTTTTGTGGTGTCTTCTATCGTTACACCGCCCTCTTTCATCATTCTCATTGGTGGTTTGTCAATAACGCCTCTGCCCATAAGAACGTCCTTTTGTGTGATCTTGCCGTCACCGCTAAAATCTTTCATTTAATCCTCACTGTATAAGTTATTAAAAATTTTATTTGTATCTAAAGTATAATCTAGGTCAGACTTAGAATAATGTGTATGTTGCGATGGTAAAAAGTCTGGTGCTCCTTCTCCAGTCTGAAACCAAGCTGGATGTGTCACCCTCACTCTATTGTTAGGCAACGCAACAATGTTACCAGTCCATTCGCCTGCGTCCAGCAGATGCATAACATGACTTTGCTTGTGCTGTGCTGGATCATCCGCAATCTCACTTTCAGTATAATCTACTGTAAAGAGATACTTTGCAGGATAAAAATTTCCATCAATCTTTGCTAACCACGGACAGGGTGTAGCACGATCAATAACGTAAACGGCATGAGTATGTGAAGAACAATCCCAAGGTTGTGCATCATGCGTGTCCATTGGTTCGGGCCATTCCTCAACGGGAACGTCCGCCATAAGACCTGTAATAGGCATTCTCGCCCACATTGCTCCGCCGTGAACATTTTGATCTTTTGTCCCATCTACTTCACAACCTGTGAACATCACCTGAAAACTCAAAGAGCGATTGGGCATTGTAGTTACAGCAACAGCCATCGCATGTAAAAACTCACCATGATATCTAAGATGATTACATGTGTATTCACGCCTTACCCAACACTTAAAGTGCGGTATGTTGCTTTGCAAATAGGGCATTATTTTTTAACTAGCTTGTAACCTTTCTTCATAGCCGCTGATCTAATCTTAGCCAGAGACATTGCTCCGCCTTTAGACATCATCTTAGATTTGGTCTTACCGCCTCTTTTCATGCCTTTGGGCATCTTACCACCCATTTTATAACCTTTTTTCTTCATCATTTCAACCACCCTGTTGCTATATTTGATATTATTCCTACAACACCGCCAAGACCCATCATAACCCAGAATGCACCTCTCCAACGGTTTGCCGTAGCTCTTAATTCTGACATGTCAGATTTCATGTCCTTCATGTCATCTTGAAGTGCCTCAACCCTTTCTTCCAATCGAGCTAAAGCAACTTCTAATTTTTGCTCCTGTGACATCTCTTGAACCAATCTCAATACTAATAGTTCTTACGCAAATATAATATAATTGTATAAGTATCTCCAGAAGAATGTCCAACTGTTGTAAAGTTTATGTCACCAGTTACACCAGAACCAGCATTGTTTGGAATACCACCAAACCTTATATAATCATGATGTCCTGATTGATTTTCACCAAGTTGAATAGCTAAAACATCTGTACTTGCATCAAACAACAAACTAACCTTCATGCCAGTGCACTGCCACCAAATTTCTTCAATAGAAACGCCTGTACATGTAAGTCCGTCTGCACTTGATGCAAGAGCACTTACGTCAACCTTCGTAACGGCACTCTCTCCAGTGCCGTCACTTACGTTGGTAAATTTCATAACAGCATGCTTGTCGCCATCAACTATAGTTTGACTTGTTACTGCATCAGCCATTTAATCCTCCTACTAAGCTTCGTATCCCATTAATTCAATGAATAGCTTACCTGCTGTATAGTCAGCATCTGTTGCTGCACCTGTTGTTAGGTACAGAAATTGATCTGCTGCTGGAACGGCTGAGAAGAAAACTTTACTACCTAGTGTTGCGTCACCTGCATTGACCAATAGTGTCTCAGTTAAGTCTGCAATTGCTCCATCTTCAACACCAGTGCCCTCTGTAGCAGAGTGAATATTAATGTCTGGATCTCCACCTGCTGGAGCTTCAAAACATTCCATGCTACCAGTTAAGATAGTACCGTTTCTTGCTGCAGTAATTTGTCCAATATGACAAACTAATGCTGTTCCGTTAACACCAATGATGTCACCAGATCCAGTTGATCTTAAACCAGTTAAGTCAATCAATATTCTTGTTGTAATGATACCACCACTTCTTTGTACAGAAGTTTTGTAAATAGTTCCAGTACCAGTTGTTATACCTGTACCAGCTTCTACTGCCATTGTATTTGCGTCTAAAGAAGCAAAACCAGCAGTTGAAATAGACATTTGTGTTGTTTCAACACCTGTGCTTGCTGCTGTGGCTATTGATGAATAACCACCTTCGGAACGTAATGTTCCTTTAAAAGTTGTATTTGCCATTTTGAGTTTCTCCCTGTCTTGGCTAAAGTCAGCTTTCGCTGTCAAAGAAAATTAGAGGGAGGATTGACCTCCCTCATTGATTTATTTACGCACCGGGTGATGCATAGTATGCAAGTGGATCAGAATAGCCAAAGCTATATCTTTCTCTACCTTTATACCTTACGTTACCTGTATCAAAGTCACCTTCCATCCCAGTCTTCATTGCCACTCTTACAAAGTGTTTAAATCCGTTTGGAATGTCAGTTTTTAAGAACCAAGCATCTGTATCAGTTAAGTAGTGATTGACCATATAACCTTGAGGAACGGCAGACATTGTTCTGATTGCGTTCACATCATTATCGGCTGTACCTGATCTTTTCTCAGATGTTAAAAGTCTCTCTGCAACAAACTGAAGATCTGAAGGAATTAACAGTCCTTGTGGTCTTGCTGCAATTTTAAGACCTCTTTCATCAGTCCACTTACCAATTGCTATTACGGAAGCTTCTAACGAAGTTTCATTTAGGTCAGCTGCAACAGATGGTCTGTTTGCATTAGTGCCACCACTTACAAGCGGGTGTGCTGTCGAGAATAAATTCTGTCCATCTCCACCTGATTGACCTGTAAAACCTTCATTAAACAATGCTGCACCCTTCACTTCTTTAGTGTGTTGGAAAGCACGAGCAAGAGCTTTTGTGTAACGAGCAGATAAACTGTCATAGAGATTGTCCTCTACAGCTTCCTGTGTTAACGCAAACCCAAGAGCGATTACTTCGTGTACATAACGAGCTGTAAAAGCTTCTTGTGCATCGTCAAAAGCAATTGCAGCACCTTCGTCTTTAGTTGGTGCGGCACCGAAACCTGAAAGTTTCACTTCTTCTTCGAAAGACCTGTCAGAATTTTCCACCTCGTAAGAAGATCTCCATTCTTCAGGATATCGAGCATACTCCATGCCGAACAGTGCGTTCAAGCCCGGTAATAGCTCTTTCATTAATTGAGCTCTAGATATTGCCATCTAAACTTCTCCCTACGTAATTGGATCTGTTAAGAAAGCATTCTCAGCAGGACTTAACATAACTACTAAATCAGTATATGCATCTCCTACAGAAGAACCTGCTCTTTCAACAAAGTCCACGATTTTAAATAACTCTCCACCAACAGATGCTGTGTCAGCATCAAACTGAAGACCCGAATTACCAGTAATAGTACTGCCAGAAGATGTCTGAACGAGATCCCCTGTCATTCCTAAACTAGTTTGTGCTACTGCACCATCTGCCTGCACTTCGTAAAGTGTATGCGGATGCACTGCAACCACAGCTTTAATATCAGAAGCAGTGATACTGCCCGGATAGTATTGACTGAAAGTAGGTTGCGAGGTGTTGGGATCTGTATAGGAAACTCCTAAAAAGACACCAATTGGGTTTACTTCGCCTGCTGCAGTTTCTCTGACGAGATATCCGTCATCTGAAGAACTTGCAACGTTTGCAAAGCCAACAACGTCACCATTGAAGATAGCCGTACCGTAACCTGAGTTTATTAAATATTCTCTAGTAGAACCAGCAAAAGGCATACCTCCAAGGATTCCGATAGGTTTTAAGCCTCTTGGGCTTGATGTACTAGCCATCTATCATTCTCCTTATTAAGGTTTAAGTTAACGGGTCTTACGACCCTCCAAAAGAAACCCGACTTTTCCTATCAGGGTTACTGATAGGCATTCGGGGGTTGGATTCCCTCATTAAAGACTGGTCAACAGAACGTAGAGCATCAACAGATTGATTTTTGTAATACTCGTTTCTTTGATCAGCCCTTCCTACGGGCATCCTACACAGAAGCAATCCACCAACTTCAATTTTTCCTTCGAACCTTGGACTTGGTTCTAAAACAAGATGTTCCATTTCAGGGGCATCACTTATGGGAACTGCTTCCCAGCCCTCTCGCAGTTTTTTACTGTAATTCATCGGATCATCGTTGCCTAACGTTGATGTGCGTATCCATTTAAAAGTCCACCCATCTTTGGGTAATGGATCGGGTAATACATTTGGTGGTGTCCAATCTTCGTTGCGTAAGCCCTGTTCACGCTTCTCTATTTCACGGGGTGTACGATTTTGCTTTTTTGCTACCATTAGAATATCTCCTAATTGTTAAGTGCGACAAATTGTTTGGCATATTCCTCTAAAGGAACGCCTAACCTTTTGGCGACAGCCACTTGGCTGGGTGAAAGTTTGACCTTGCGAGACTTTTTAGGTGATTGATTACCAGCAGGGGTAACCAAAGACTTAGTCACTGTTGTAGGCTTCTGATCGGTCACTTCATCAGAAGCAAACTTGTGAGGAAATTCCTGCATCATTCTATTATCCAATTGTTGATAATATTCATCAGTATCTCCTTGTATTCCGCTTTTTATAATCTCATCGTGCACAGTATAAGCTGCATTCGTCATAACCATGTCTTTATTAAACCAAGTATTTCTACCTGCCCACGCCACTGCCTTTGTATTCGGGGGCGGTGGTACTGACTGGGCAAGATCAGATTGTACTTTTGACTGGTCAGAATACTGTTTTAGCTGATTTAAATCGGTGCGTCTGGTGGAAGCATCAATCATTTTCTGCTGTGCGGCAATGATTTTATCGGCATCGCCTTCTTCATAAGCTCTTCTGTAGGCTTCTTGAGATGATTCGATCTGACTTTTTATGTGACCTTCCATCTCCTTTGTGCCAATCTCGCTAAAATTTTTAGCTTGCTCACGAAGGTTTTTATTCTCTTCAACGGCTTGTTGAGCAACCTTGTAGTACTCGTCTCTTTGACGTTCTGCTTCTCGTCTCTCAAAAGTTAAGTCATTTATTCTTTTTTGAAACTTAGTGCTTTTAGGTTTTTCCTGTTCTTCTTCGACAGGCTCTTCAACAGGCTCTTCAACAGGAGCTGGCTCAGGTTCGTATGAAGACGGAGTTGTGTCTTCTTTTTCTTCCTTTACGGCTTCCTCTGAAGTCTTAACATCTTCGAGGTCTACTTCTACATTGTCATTTTCAATGATTTCTTTTTCTTCGGTCATGCTGTAGCCCTCGCAATTTTAGTTGGGTCTGAAACGATAGCTATTACAGCATCGTCATTAACTATTCTCATTTCAGCACCATCGCATTCAAATCGGTGTCCAGAGTATTTAGATAACATTACCCAGTCACCTGCTTTGCACCAAGGTCCGTATTCAAACTTAGAGTCATTTGCTGGATAAGCATCCGATCCTACTTCGACAACCTTTCCTATGATGGAAGCAACGTCTTCCCTGTTCTTCATATCTGTGGGGAGAAGAACGCCCCCTTTTGTTTTTTCATCAACCTTTGGCATAACTATAAGTATGCGATAACCAGTTGGTTGAGGGTAATCCTTTGGGATCACTACCTCAGCGGTAGAGTAAACCGTAGTCATTTATTTCTCCTTGTTTGTGGTGGCTAACCGCAGACGATTAATCTTCCTCTTCGTCTGTATTACTAGCGAGAGTAAGCAACTCACGCTCTGCGATGGCAAGACCTTCTATTTGTCCAACCATACGTTGATACTGTTCAAAACTTGTTGCAGATCCTAGTGCTACCTGATCTGTTAGGTCATTCATAAGAGTTCTAAGTTTTTTTCTTAACTCTTCGGCAAATGCATGTTCTGGTGTCATTTTTTGACTTTCATTATTTCAACAGCAAGCTTGTCTTCGGCTAATTCTTTTTGTTGTCTTAGCCTTTCTCTTTCCAGATCGTTTCTCATTTGTGTCTTCTGTAAATCTGTCTGAGCTTCCAATTGAGCTTCCTGTGCCTCTTGTTGTAGTTCAGCTTGCTTAAGCTGTAACTCAGCCTGCTGTTGCTGAACAACTGGATCTTGAGCCGCTTGCATTTGCTGTTCAAGAACGGCTTGTTGTTGTGCCTTACCTGTAATCTGTGCTGCAGCTTGAGCCGCTTGTGTCGCAATACCCTGCTCCTCCTCTTCTGATAATCCTTTTCCGTCTTTAATATCCAGAGGCGGTAACTGAGTACCCATCAACTGTTCTGCTTCGTTTCTATACTTGTGAGCCATATGTTCACTTATATGTGAAGATATTAACGGCTGAATCATTTTTGCATTTGGATTCTGCATGAGCTGTGGGTTCTGCATTAAGCTCATATGTGCCGATATATGTGCGTCATGGTCTTGGTATGAGTATGCCTTGACTGGTCCGCCACTCATCATTCTTGCGTTCTCAGATATAGGATCGTAGGCAGGAACGTCCCCTTTATCTGGTAAAACCTTGTCAATATCCTGTATTCCAGCCGTTTCTAGGAATCTTCTGTGCATTTCACGCATGTCATACATCTGTGGTGCTTGACTTGCAACTTGCATTGCCGCTTGTTGTTGCATCATTCTTTGTGCAAAAGAGGTGGCATTTGGGTCAGAAACAGGTATAATATCGACCTTTTTATCAAAATCTTGACTTGGGTTGCCATCTGTCTCGTATGGGTATTCTGTTACACCAGTAGATATTACATCTGATAGCAACGAAAGCTCTCGGCGAAGCGAGCTATGTAAGCGAGCATGTATGGCACTCATGACCTTCATGCTTCTTTCTATCAACGCAAGAGTTGTCCCTACGGGAGCTTCTTGGTTGCCTTCGCCGATCTGCAAGTCAGCGATTGATGCGAAACGCCTTCCTTCTTGTACGAGAACGCCCAGTAAACTAGCCAAAGTTTGTGATGGCTCTTTAAACGGCAACGGCATTATGTTGTCTCTAATAGCTCCACTTGGAAGGTCGAGATCTCTAAATTCACCCGGTGCTATTGGAGTGTCATCTCCTTTAATCCTAAGCCCCCTTGCTTTAAATCCAGCAGGTAGATTAGCTAAAGTGCCAGCATCAATCAACTGCCTTAGAATGGAAGTTGAGCTTTTTGCAATTGATCCTATAAGATGAATCAATCCAAATCCATAATAACCTAAACCCGGTTGAAACTTGTAATGTACAAAAAACTGTGTTGGTGTTTTTAGTTCATCATCTTGGTAGTTACGCCGTATTGAAAGGACGGTATTGCTGTCTTTGTCGATTGTGACAACGTAGGGTAATGCAACACCTGTATCTTCTCCTTGCTCATCTTTGTCCTCGAATCCTGTAAGTTCAAGCTCCGCATGGATTTCGAGTATTGTTCTGAGATCGTTATCGTTGACCTCAGTAACGCCAGTAAGTTCGTCATATTTTGTTTGGACATCTCCTGAATCCCCCGATGATGTTTGAGAAAGCTCTACGTCTTTGTAAAAGCCATTGATCTGCATCTTTCTCACAAAATTTTCAGTCTTCTGCATCACATGCGTATATCTAGGTGATGACATAAGATCTGTCGTTGAGTAAGATACAACAAAATCCTCTGCTGGAACAAACACGCTTGCTGGTCTTTTTAGGTACGGATCAAAGTAAACCTTCCTAAATGCAGAGCCTGCAAGAGCTAATTGAAACAAAAGCTGTTCTGTTTCTGTTCTATACTCAGGCATTGCAACGGTCAAAAGATAATTCATGTAATCTTCTACACGACCTGCCTGACTAGACTTATCCTCTGTATGTTCACCAACAACCTTAGTTTTGACTGGTCCTGATGCTGGAAATATTTCCATTATAGACTGGGATACGAACCTTACAACAGCTTCTGAAAGGATTGGATGATTAACTCCAGATGCTCCATCAAACGGCTGTGTTCTAATTTCGTTCCTTATACCCAGTAGTTCTAGTCCATCTGTATAGGTATCCTCCCATTCCTGTCTCGATGTCCTGTCGTCTTCATAAGCACCCACAAGCTCAGAAGCAAGTTCGTCCAAATCATCGTCATCCATATCTTCAGCTAGATTTTCTGAAGTTGGTTGGCTTTCTTCCTTAGAAAAATCAAACTCCACGCCGCCATCTTCTGTCTCTATCATCACAGCTTCAGGATTTACAACGCCTATTTTGACTTCTGACTGGTCAGCTTCTGGTTGATCCTGTTCCGACAGGATCTGCTGACTTAAAGCCTTTTCTATTTGATTTGGTACTGCCATTTGCTCTCTTTGAATATTTTGTTAAGTCTTTAGGTTTAATAATCGTTGCTTTATACGGCTTGTGTGGAATATAAGAAATTGTCCCCTCCAGAATTTTAATAATACTCTTTCTTATTTCGTTCATACCACGGTGCTTCCGTCTCCTCGTAGTCTGATGGCAACCTTATAAACCCACCTTGTCTAAATCTCATTAACGCTAACGTTGTACAGTCAACCAAGTCATCATGCTGTCCGTTTGGGAACGATGCACATTGCTCAACTACTTCTTCTGCCCACCTTTCAGGAGGATACCATACAAGCCCCGAAGCAAAGATATCGGATACTGAATTAACCCTTGAAAGCTTATCTTGACCCCTAGAAGGAGTGTAATCAGTGACTGGAATACCAGATGAACGCAACTCTTGTATAAGAGGTAAACCTGCTGCTTTAGCCTCGATAAGAAAGCTATCGGGTTCATACTGCCTATAAAGTTCGAGCGTTTTCTGTTTAAGTTCTGGAAACTCCAACTTTGCATTGTAACTATCGAGTAAAATAATATTAGATACTTCTTCGCCACCTTCACCAGCATTTGTAAAAACCCCCCATGTTGTTATCGCAGAAAAGTCTGACCTTGCGTTCTTCGTGTGTGCAGTGTCAACTGTTTGTATTACAAAGTCACAAATCGGTGGTTCTAACTTTGTCCACTCTTTCCAATGCTCTCTTTTTATAAGAGCACCCTCTTCTGCTGTTGGTGTTTGTTGGTATTGTGCCAACCACTTTCCAACGGGAAGCTCTGCTTTTAATGCGTCTAATTCCTCTTTGGGCCAAAATTCGGGCCAAAGAGGGTTACCGTCTTCGTACATTGCAGGTAGTTCTATTACTTCCCACTGATCTGAACCTCTTTTTGTTCTTGAGGACTGGACTAACCTTGCAGTTAAGTCCATCTCAGACCATCTAGTCATTACAACGATGATTGCACCTTTTGGTTGCAAACGTTGTCGTGGACCTGACGAATACCAGTCAAAGATGCCGTCATAGTATTCTGGTGTTGGATTGATGCCCGCAGTCTCTGAATGAGGGTCATCAATTATAAGTAAATCAGCACCACGACCTGTCATCGCCGCTCCCACGCCACAGGCAAAATATTCGCCTCCGCCGTTTGTGTCCCAACGTCCAGCGGCTTTTGAGTCCGCTCTTAATGAAACCGTTGGAAATACGTCTTTATAAGGTTCTGAGTCGATGAGGTTTCTTACCTTACGACCAAACCTTTGTGAAAATTCTGTTGTATGCGTTGCTGCTATAACCTTCCTTGAAGGGTTTTGTCCCAAAAGCCAAGCTGGTAACAACCAAGATGTCAATTCGCTCTTTCCATGTCTCGGAGCGATGTTGATTATAATTCTTTTGAGCTTACCCTCAGCAACGGCTTGAAACTTTTCTGCCATTATCCTGTGATGAGGTCCTTCGATGAACGGGGGCCAAACCTGTTTGACAAATGATAGAAACGTTGTCTTGGAGTTCTCTATGTTTTTTGATTCCTGCCAACGAGAAAGGGCACTTGATATCTTTGCTCTATGTTCGTCAGGTAACTTATCTAAATTAGATAGTACTTCCTGTATCGTTGTCATTTAAAATGTTAAAACCATAAAGAAATCTCCTTTATACTTACATATTACCCTGTTTAGTGGTTCAATGTTTATATTTATTGCTATTTTTTAATTTCAAGAGAATTTATCAGCCTTTGTAGGTAGTATTGTGCCTTTTTGAGGTCTTCAACGGCATTATTCTTAAAAGGGAAACGCCATATGTACTTGAAGATAACTTGCCAGCAGTACATCTGGTGTCCGTTAAGAACGTTTATATACTTTCGGTTCTGACTGGTCATGGCTTCCATTGCATCTATGCACTCTATCTTTGAAGATGCGTAGTGTGGTGGACTGTTTACCATGTCAATCGAAGAACCAGTCAAATTCACTGGACGGAGGGTTATATGCCCTGCCGTGTCTTTTTCGTTGGACGTTTGCTCTAAAGATTTGTCCTTTAATGTATGGTTTCTTTTGTTTGTCATCTTCCTTTTTTCTCTCTTCAGGTGTTGCACCCTTTCTATGCCCCCAACAATACCATGTTTTACCGCCGTCATCAGAGAAGCAAGCCCATTTTTCAGACCCACAATCGCTACAGCTTTTCTTTTTTAGTATTTCTGGCGAGATATAGTCGTACCGCCTTCCTGATGACTTCCGCCATCGTGACATGTCTGCCAGTCTCCTTTGTTTGTTTCACTGAAAGTGTGTAAACAGTGTCAAGATCTGATGCTGGTATGAGCAAGTTATACGATCTTGTCGGTTCACATATAGTTCTAGGTCTGGGCATCAGTGCAACGTATCCACTTCTTCAAGCCTGAGAGCCGCCTCACAGCCCATAAGGAAAACCATGTAGGGTATTTGTTCCATTTCAGGTTCAGTCCTCTCTATTTCCTTCATAGCGTTACTAAACCACTTCGCCATGATGTCATCATCCCATTTAAAATAGCCTTCTTCGTCAATGTAACAGCCTTTTTTGGTCATGTTTTTTTTCACAACAACTTACCTTAGAATAAGTTAGGGAAAACTACGATGCCATAGAGGAGAAGGGGGATCATCGTAGCTTTCCTTATTAGCCACCTTGTGGGTGTTCTTGATTTGTGCATTTTTCTAGGGTTTAAGTCAACAGGTTTGTCAAAATTTTTGCAATATTTTTTCTGGGCTAGGGAAGTTACAACAAATTCAATTATTTAGGGGGTCAGGAGACTCATAAAGGGCACTAGACTGTGGATTTTTGGGAATTGTGAGGCTGTAATACTGTACATAGTACGACAGATCGCACACGCACAAAAGGGGGGTCGGGGTCACAATAGGCGAAACCAGTTACAAACTAAGTCCCCCCAGTGTTTTAAAAATGAATCAGTACCAATTTAGTTTATTTTGTTCACGATATGTTCTAATTTAAAAAAAATAGTCTCCTACATTAGGAGATTTAATTTTCTGATTTCTTATTATTAAACAATGCAGTAACTCTGGGATCATTTATAGCTGATGCGATACTTTCCATTAACTCTTCCTCTGATGTTTCGATGGTCAGCTTTTGACTAGTCTCAACTTTGTCAGCATCGAAGAATTTTACTCCAGACATTTTTCCGAGTAACTCCCAAGACCTCACTCTGGAGGCATCACTTCCAAGCTGAGTTTCCCTAAGAAGTCCTTCACAAATTTTTTCTCTGAGGCTTTGAGCTGACAAGTTATGTTTCACCA